TACGTCGGCAAGCTGACCAGTGAGGCCCTGGTCATGACCTACGAGGCCAGCGCCAAGCAGATCGAGGCGATGGGCAGTGGGCTCACTGACGGCGTCAGGGAGTGCGAGCAGTCAGCCCTGGCCATGGTCAAGGAGCTGGAGCGAGTAAAGCAGGAGACCGAGGAGGCCGTGAAGCAGTGCCTGGCGGCGGCCGAGGTGTACAGGACGCAGGCGAAGGAGCTGTTCGAGCAGATCCAAAACAGAGCCATCCTCGCGGCCAAGGTCAGAGAGACCGCCTCCGCGATGATCGATGACCTCAAGAAGTAAACCAAGCAAGGAAAGGATTGCGGATGTTCAAGATCGAGGTATTCGTAGATGACAAGAAGCTGGCCGAGGCGCTGCGAGCCCTGGCCGGCCTGGCGCTGGGCCAGCCCAGCGTGGTGCCAGTGGTCAACGCAGAGCACAGCGGAGGCAAGATCAAGGCCGCCACCAATGGATCACTGCTGGACATGTTCCACCAACACCTGACCAAGACCAAGACCCAGAGCTTCAGGGCGGCCGACGTCAAGGCCTTCCTGAAGTCCGTAGGCAAGAGTGAGGGCTCATCGAACTATCTGAGCCAACAGGCGGCCAAGGCTGGCTTCGCCAAGAAGAGCGGCAAGGGCAGCGCGATGAGCTACACCGTCGTGCCCAAGAAAGGATAACCAGAGATGGCCAAGAAGGGCAACGGGAGCTACCACGCTCCGATCTACAAGAGCTACGTGTTCAAGGACAAGGACCCGGTGATCGATGAGCTCCGGACCCTGGCCGAGGACTACTTCGGACAGAAGATAACCGGGAAGAACCTCAAGCAGATCGAGACTGCCGGCGGCCCGTCCAACAGCACGATGCGCTCGTGGTTCTTCGGCAAGACGAAGCGACCTGCGAGTGCGACCGTGGAGGCCGCGGGGAGGAGCATCGGCTTCGAGCGAACGTGGAGGAGGCGCAGGTGACCATAAGATACAAGTACGAGGTGAGCGGGACCGCCTCCGGGGGCCAGACGTGGACCTCCTCCGGGGAGGTGACCATGGAGAAGGAGGGCGCGTTCTGGCTGGTCCCGGACAGGGCCATGCGGGAGGCCTTCATGCAGCTGACCGACGGGCGGGCCGTCTACGGGCTCCCTGGGGTAGGCTGCAAGGGGCCTTATACCTTCCTGCGCCTGGCCATAGAGAGGGTCTAGCCCTGCCCTAGTCCTAGAGGCCCTTTAGGCCCTAGGCCTAGCCAGCCGCCCTCTCCAGGGGCCTGGGAGGGCCTGTGTGGTAGGTGTTTATGGGGGAGGCTACTAGGTAGCCCACTCCCTGTAGAAACCCACCAGCCGCGCCCTGCCAGCTCCCACAACGGGGGAACCCTAGCCTGCGGGGCTGGGGTTCCCCCTTTTTTGCGTTCTGTACCCTACTATCATACCTCTAACCGACAGAAGGCCAGCCACGTCCCTCTTACGCTAAAGAGGTCTGCTCCCCGCCTGCGAAGGTCCTCCAGGGCCAGGGTAACCTCTACCGTCGGGTTGCCGTAGTCGTGGAAGAACACCCAGCCGCCCGGCTTAACTACTCGCAGCGCCAGGTCGTAGTCGGCCATCACGCCGTCGTAAGAGTGGTCTCCGTCGATGAACGCCGCGTCGAACTGATCCTTAGCAATGATCGCAGCCTCGGTGGCCTCGTCCCTCAAGACCAACTCAAATCTAGGGTCGCCCAGGCACAGCCTGCCGGGCTCCAGCGGCACCTCGGACTGCTGGCCGATGATCGGCATCTGGTGGTCGTGGGGCACGTCTACGCCTAGGTAGTACTCAATGCTCCCAACGTGGTCGAGCACCGCGCGGGCGGTCAGGCCCTCGTTGACCCCGAGCTCGATCATCCGCCTCGGAGCCGCGTGGCCCAGCAGGTTGAGCAGGATGCCCTGCTCATTGGGATGCATGTACAACCGCCGCTGGTCGGGCCACAGCGATTGCACCTCGACCAATGGAAGCATCCCAACGTCCCTCAGCAATTGCGGCAGATCGAGGGAGGCGGAGGAGGAGGCGGAGGCATGGGCTCGATCCTGCTCGGATTGTCCGGCGTACTGGGACGCGGCGGCGCGCTACCTGACTGGGTGAAAGGGTGGGCCGGCCCCGACCAAACATCCGAGCAGGCCGAAGATGAGGTAGACCACCATGATCGCGACGATCGCCCACAGGAGGATCATGATGATCTGGCCAACGATCGGGTTGACCAGGCCGCTCAGCCACGGGACCAGCAGCTTGATGCAGGCCACGATGGCCCCGACGATGATCAGCCAGACGATCAGCTGCTCCAAGAAACCAAGTGTAAAGCACGCCATGGCTCACTCCTCCTCTTCAAACTCCCAGTCAACTGTGCCCATGCCGTCGATGCTCAGCATCGAGGCCAGGGCCGGCGAGAGGTCTATGCCCGCCTTGTTGGTGGTCCGCCCGGACATGTCCGTCCCGGTCTCCGCCTGCGGGCGCGTGCCCTTGTCCCAGTAGGGGTCGTCGATGTTCCACGGACCGACGTCCCAGATCTCGGCCGTGGCGTAGCTCCCGCTCTCGCGGTTGTAGACGATAACCCTGGGCCGGTAGCCCTCGAACCTGTCCGGCAGGGCCACGTAGAGGTCCTCGTCGTTCAGGACCTTGGCCTCGTCGTAGGCGGATACGTTGTAGTCGCTCTCGCCCCCGAACACGCTGGCCGTGATCCCGGTCTGGTTGTCCGGGATGCCATCGGGGATGAAGTGGCGGCCGGACAATCCGACCGCGATCGCCCGGCAGAGCACCTCGAAGTTGTCCTTATACAGCTCCACGTCGGCTGCGCTGTCCACGAAGCATACCTCGAGCAGGACGGCCGCCTCCTCCGTGTTGTTCAAGAAGTACAGGTCGGTCCGCTTCTTCGCGCCCCGGTTGACGAACCCAGCGAACTTGGCCATCGCGTTCGAGAGGTCGCTGGCCAGTCCCGCCTGGGTCAGGTACAGGACCTCGCAGCCCATCGGCTTCTCAGTCTCTGTGTAGGCGTTGAAGTGGACGGACACGTCGAGGTCCCGAATGTGGTTGTTGTGGAAGTCCACGATCGTCTCGAGGTTCTCGCTCTGGGTGGAGCTCGTGTCATCGTGGAACGGCCGCGCGTCCACGCCCAGCTTGGCCAGGCACCTGACCACTTCGTCCACGACCCTCCTGGCCTCATCTACCTCGTCGATGTAGCCGGAGGCCCCGCGGACCAACTTGGCGTGGCCGGACGATATGACGATGTTCATTGGCTCAACTCCTCCACGACGACGACCAGGGCCACCGACGGCCATTGGTCCAGGCTCCTCCGATCATCCCACTTCACGTTGACGTACGTGCTTCCAACCGAGGCGACCGCCCCAGTTCGCTTGGACCAGTCCAGGCCGCGGCCGCCCGAGGCCCGCCGCCTCATGAGCGTCTTGGCCACGTTCTCCCTCAACCTCACCCTGTCTCCCTCCACCATGGCACACACCCCTTCTTCGAAGAGACCTGGCCAGCTCGATCGCTGCGGCCGCAGCAGCCGCCCGCCTCCGCCCGCAGGCCTCGCACACCCCCACCACCCCTAGTCCTTGAGCCAACACCGCAGCCAGAACGCGGCCGCGTACAGCCCGACGATCTGCCACTGGACCACCACCCTGAGCCAGGCCTCGCCGAGCCCTGGGCGCCGCTCGACCTCCGCTGCCTGGTCGCTCGAGACCAGTCTGAGTTGCTGCCTGATCATTTCGGCTTCTCCAGGGTTTCGATCTTCGCTCTGACCTCATCGCAGGTCTCGGTCACGGTCACGAACTTGCCGTCTGACATACTGATCGCGCACTGCCCACCAGGCGCGAGGTGCCTGCCATCCTCCCTGCCTCTCATGACGGTGATCCCATTTGGATTGAGGACGATCTCTCGCCCGTTCAGGCCGTGGAGCACGATCCACTGCAGCGTGGCTATGACCACTGGGTCCATCTAGCCATCCTGGCCTCGCCGATCTATCCATCCGACCTGGAACAGATTGGCGCCTACTTGGGTGCCAGATCCCTCCGCATAGATGGATGTGGCTATGCTGCCATTGGACGTACTGCAGTAGGTCCTAAGCTGCACGCAATTCGGCTGGCCTCCGTTTGATGTGAATACGGTCGAGACGACGGCGTTCACGTTGCTGGCGATGGCCCCGCTGGACAGTTCAGTGTCGTAGATCAGCATACTGGCCTCAACGCCGCCAACCGTGGCAACGTTAAAGAATATGTTAACATTGAGGATGGCCTGGCACTTGATGTTGGGCGGCACGGAGCACTGAACGATGGTGTAGCTGCCATTGATCAGACTTGTTGGCGCCCAGATGTTGTAGCCTAGCGTGGAGGTGCTCGACTTCCACTGGCCAGTGTCCCCGCTCTGGATGTATGGAAGGATCGCGCTGGAGCCGACCTGGAACGACCAGATCCTCCGCATGTAGGTCATGCCGGCTGGGATGTGCGAGCCGAGATAGTCGGTGTCGAGATAGACGTCCGCGGCCGGCGAGGAGGAGGAGCGACACGCGAACACGTGCATCCACCCACTCGCCGGGACGCTGACCCCCGGACCGAGCCCAGGCTGGTTGTTGCCGGCCACCCAGCCACCGCCGATGGTCTTGGTCATCGAGGCTGAGAGCTGCATCATGACCGCGTTGGTCGAGTCGATGCAGGAGCCAGGAGCTACCAGGACGTTGGGCGTCGCGGCCGACGACGTGTTCAAGCCGCCGATAAAGCCGAACGGCATGACCTGCGGGTGGACGTGGTCCCCTCTGGCGAACAGGCTCGAGACACCGACCGCCCCGGAGGCGGTAGACGGCAGCGGCAGCGTGCTCGACGGGCCACCACCACCTGGTGGACCGACCATCGACACGCCGGCGGGCCACGCCCCGGACGCCTTCGGGCCGAAGATAAAGTTGGTCGCCGTGTTGATGTAGAAGTCGCCGTTGTTGCCGGTGCCTGCTGCCGGGTTGGTGGTGCCCGACAGGATCGTATTGCCGTTCACGCCGGGCACGCCCTGGATGCCCTGGATGCCCTGGACGCCCTGGGGTCCCTGGGGTCCCCGGAGGTTGCCGACCGGCGTGCCCCACGATCCAGCCGAGTAGGTGTAGACGTCTCCGTTCGCGGTGTTCAGGTAGTTGTCATTGTTCAGCGCACCGATCACCGTGCCTGGTGCGCCGGTACCCTCATACCAGAGGCTGCCGCGCAGGCCAGAAGGTCCGGATGGCCCGACTGGACCAGGCGGGCCTTGACCTGACTCCTGGATGACCTCGACCTCGAAGTCGGCGACCACTGAGACTGGATCACCCGGAGAGACCAGTTGGACGTCCACGTCCTGGGTGATGTCTACCTTGCTCATCGACTGGGCCCAGGATTGTTGGTCAGCGAGCCAGACCAGATGCGATACTGCTCAGCCGCCAGGGTCGTGCGGATGAGTGAGTGCTGGTAGTCACCGATCTGGAGCTGCTCGAGTTGGCTCTGGGTGATCCTCACCGTGAATTGACCCTGCGTCGGATCCATGAAGGCCAGAGCCCCGTTCTCGGTGGTCAACAGCAACTCCTCAGCGACGTCCGTGGCGTTGCGCCGCAGACCCATCCGCAGCTTGTTGCCGGTCAGATCGACCGGCGTGAAGATCGTGCCCGTTGAGTCAACGGTCTGGTAGACGAACGCCCGATAGAAGTCGGCGTCGTTCTCACAGGTGATGTTGACGATGGCCATAGCTCAAGTCACCGTCAGGCTGTACGGAGTCAGCACGTCTTGGAGCGCCTGGGTGGTCTGGTTGCCGGCCGTGTCGAGCGGCCACGCCGTGGCCTGGCCTGGGTTGCCCTCCGTGGACCACGTGATGTAGTCCGGGTCGCTCGTCGTGATGGTCGTCTGCGTTCTGCTGCAGTACAGTCGGCCGTCGTCGGCCAGCCAGTACCAATCGAACGGTTGGTAGTGCCTTGCTGGTATACCGCTGGGCATCACGCTCCTCCTAGATGTATTGGCCGCCGGTCACGATGCTCCCGGCCACGGTTCCTGGGAAGTAGTTCACGCCAGAGCCAACGGTGTTGATGATCGAGTTGGTCGAGAGCTGGAACTTCTGTCCGGTCACGTTCCCGAAGCCTCCCCACGCGCCGAACCTCCCGACCATCCTCCCGAGGTTGAACACGTTCACGAAGCCGCTGGTGTAGTTGACCGCGGTCTGGAAGTTGAGCACTGGGTGGTCGATGTCATTGACCACGATCCGACCTCCGTCGCACGCGATGAATGACCAGGCGCTGCCTTGGATCAAGATGGGTAGAGCTGTAGGAGCGACCAGCTGGACCATGCCCTCCGAGCAACCGATGTGGTTGCCCACGCATGGGCCGAATATGCAGTTCTGTATGAGCACACCAGGGGTGGGCGACAGGACCCAGATGCCGTTTCCGGAGTCACCCGAAGTGGCACCAGACGTTGAGAACTTCACGCCGTTCCAGTACTGGTTGAGCATGTACGAGGTGACCGCCGAACCTCCGGCTGGGTTGGTCAGTGACACGTTGCCAGGGTTGGCGAGATTGCCATTGATGTACACGTTGCCTGCGCCATTGGACGGCAGCCAGTTCGACGGGCCATAGGTGCCATCGGCGACGTTGATCGTGACGTTGTAGCCATTGAGGTTGTAGCGGATGAGTTCGTTGGCTGCGCGCTGGAGGGTCTTGAATGGTCCGTGGATGCCGGAGCTGAACGCCGCCGAGAAGCCGTCGTAGGTGTCGTTGCCGGTGGTGATGTTGACGTACAGCGTTCTGGGCGCAAGCAGGTAGACCGGCTGGCCACCACCCACCCCGCCCTGGGACTGCTGCCAGACCATCTGGAAGTTTGTACCGTCAAACATCAGGCAGTGCAGCGACCCGTGGACCAGGTCACCACCGACCAGGGGCGAGCCGTCGATCCGCACGATCGGTACGTTGCCCAGGCTGTTCAGATTGAGCACCGATGGCCCGGTGTTGTCATTGGCGATCTTCAGCACGACGAACAGGCCCATGATGTAGGCCAGAGGTGCTGGCGTCAGATTGCAGGCGTAGGCGTTGGCCGTGCCGGTGTCTACCTTGAAGTTCAATCCTCCGGTCTGGATCGTCCTGCCCAGCTGGTGGAGGTCAGCGTTGTCCGGCAACAAGGCGGCAACGTCCCTGATCAGGTTTACAATCTCACGCTGCGGAAATTCTATACTGCCCGCCGGAGGGATCGACCCGGCCAAACCGGTGGAGGGATTGCCGTTGATGTACGGCGTGTCTCCCCAGGTGACCTCATCCGCCTTACCGTATGGGACGTTGTACTTCATGGTTCGCCTTCCTCTGTCTTACGGTGTCCCAGCCAAGGGACCTTGAGGCGTGAGCCCGGTGTAGTCGAAGATGATCTCGGTGTGGGCAGGTTTCCACCTGTTCAGGATGCACTCCAGATCGGTGTCGTGGCCTATGATCAAGTGGGGGTCGACTCCGGTCTGACCGCCACCTCCTCCGCACCTGAACCAGGTCAGGCTTACGGTGGCGACGTGGACGGTCCAGTAGAAGCGATTGTTGTCGGGACCGAGCCCATAGTTGGGATACTCGGACAGCACCCCCTTTTGGATGCGACCACCGCTGGGATCGCAGACCGGGAGGTAGCCGCATACGAACATCGTACTGAACATCGGGTTGGTGCCGTCACCATACACCCGGTTGTCCCCGCAGCGATCCAGTCCAACCATGAATGGCCTGAACTCACTGATGCTGATCGTGTACCCAATGTACGCCGCAAAGTCGATGAAGAACTGGCGGGACTGGCCACCCTTCATGGTCATGCGAAGCACCAGCGCCTTCTGGCGATCACCTATGCTCTGGGGAGCGGTGTAGCACGGGTCGGGCAGTCCCCAGTTGCGCTCCCAGTCCGGCAGCAACTCCTGGGTGATCCTCGGGTCGCTCTCCGTCTCCAGCAGGTCGGCGGCCCGCCCGTCTACGGTGCCCCAGTACTCACAGAGACCGTCGCAGGTCTGGTACAGCACGCTCCCAACCGCCCGCTTGGGCCACGCCTGTCCGTTTGGAAGCAGCGAGAAGAAGGCCTCACGATAGTCACTGCCCGACCTGCGAATGTGGCGGTCACTCATAGAGGATGGTCCCCAGCACCGCCATACTTCCTGGATTGGCCATCGGCACGTCCGCGCTGGTAACTAGGGTGAACGACACGACCGACGGAGAGTTCATGATCGCGTAGTTGATCCAGGATGCGTAGATGGTCTGGCCGGGCGCGGCCTTGGTCGTCAGCATGTTCTGGATGCTGGCCTGGATCTCGCCCTGGGCCTCCGTGGTGTTCGGCACCAGGTTCTGGATGGTGATGCTCAGCATCTGCTTGATCGGGGCAACCACGTAGCAGTCCTTGACCGTAACCGGTCTCACCTTGTCGATGTAGTCGGCGACGGTGACCACGTCCTGCGGGGTGGGCCACCCGTCGTTGTACGCCCTCAGATCATCCATCAAGAACCGCACCGTCATGGTACCGGCGCCCATCTCGTTGGGCGAGGACCACGCCCTGGTCACCCCAGGAACGGCCAGCGCCCACTGCTCATAGTCGGTCGCGTCGCCACCCATGGGTGGCTGCTGGATGCGCCGCAGGACGCGAGCCCTGAGCTCATCGTCCGTCTCTGTGTCTGCTCCTCCATCTATCGACACCACCGTGACGCTCCCGTCCACTCCAAGAGGAGGGACCAAGAACCCGAGCGTGTCCTCGGCGACCATGTTACCCACGGAGCCGGCGTCCAGCGCGGTCACCGGGACCTCCGTGGGGCCAGAGCCGATGGTGGTCTGGGTGGTAGTCTGGTACGTGGCCAGCGCCGCGGAGCCTGAGCCTCCGAGCAGCGAGCCGGCCGGAATGATGCTCCCGACGATGCCGGTGGCCGCCACGACCCCGGTGGCCAGCGTGGCCTGCTTCCGCCCGGTGGTCCCATCCGCATTGACCAACCAGATGTTACCGTGGCGATCCAGCCACTCCGTCTCGGCGGTGTCCGGGAGGAGCTGGAGCGCCAGCCAGTCCACGTACTCCAGCGTGAGGAAGCACAGCGCACCCTGGGTGTCACTCATCACCCTCAGCACACTGTTGGCGATCGTAGCATCGCTGCCAGGCAGGGATCCATGGATCGAGTCCCTGACCAGCGAACGAACGTCAATGAGAGTTGGAGTTGACCACGGCATTACGGCGCTATTCCCTGCCAGAGGAGTTGGTACATCAGATCGATCGCTGCGGTCGGACCTCGGTAGACCCTGATCACGACATCAATCTGTTGCTTGGTGACTCTCGCGGATAATATCTGGAAGCGACTGGCGATCTTGCGATCAATGAACGGTTGCAGGGTCTCGTTGATGTAGTTCATCACCCAGGTCTGGGTGGCTCCGAACTTTGCCTGGGGTCCTTCGATCGCGCTCCTCCGGAGCAGCCACAGTCTCGACCCGATCGGCCAGCCGCTCCAGATCGTGTCCACGTCCATATCACCCCACCATCCCTCTCGATTGGTTGAGTCGGGGTCTGGCAGCCTGTCGTTCACGTCGGCCAGGGCATTGGTACCCAGCGCGACCACCATCGCAGTGGCCAGCGCCATGCTGTCATCGAGCGTGCCGTCGGACAGCAACTGCCAGTCGATCGTCACAGAGTACTGAGGGAACGCGTTGTTCTGAACCGTCCTGATATCAGGAGGGACAGTGCTGGAGAAGGGCGGCGCGACCGGCGGTCTTAGGTTTGGTACGATCCCAAGAATGAGAACCGGCGCGGTCCGCGTCGTGGTCAGACTGCCCTTCGGGGGTACTATGGCAACCATTACGGCAACGTGTCCTGGGAGGTCGGAGGTCCTGGCTCAGGTGCGTTGATCAGCACAGCGTCATCGCCGTTTGGATCACTGGTCATTCCAACGCCACCGTTGACACCGTAGACTGGGTTCGAGGCACTCTCCGTCCCAAGCTTCACCTTGCCAATGAAGCACCACGTCGTGCTGGCCTTGTCGTAGTAGCCGACCACATCCTCGCCGGAATAAAACTCGATGCGTTTCTTGCTGACGCGCACCTCGAGATTGACGCTCTCGCCCTCGTGCTTGAAGTCCTGCGAGCTAGTAGTAGTACTTCCAGTAGTGGCGCCACCCCCTGCCCCGCCGCCCTGTTGGGGACGAGGCTGCTTCTGCTTCTCGACGTGGCGCACTGACACGAACCGCTCAACCTGTTGACCACCATTCCCACCACCAGTAGCATCCAATGCTCCAACGCCACTCCCGCCACCACCGGCTCCGCCGCCCTGCTGCTGGCTGTCATCTGGGTTGTCCAGCGACAGCAGATACAACCCGGTGCGCCTGAGCAGGGTCATCTGGCCGAGGTCGTCGTACTGAGAATTTTCACCCTCCTTGAGACCCATCGGGCGATAGCGACGGTCATCCATTATCCCCATCACGGGGAAGGAGCGGTTGCCTCCCATGAACGAGACGAAGCCCTCGGCGCTCTCCTTGATCTTGCCGTCGGCTCCCTTGGTCGCAGCCTTGACCACCGAGGAGAAGCCGTAGTTCTGGGGAGCCTCGATGGCCTTCCTGGCCTCATTGCTCATGAAGTTACCCATCGACTCCTGCATCATCTTGGAGTCATCCACCTGTGGGATGGTCGTCCTCGCCCCTCCAGAGACGTAGGACCGGAATGATGAGTTGGCTGGCGTGGCTCGATGCATTACTCTCTGTCCTCACGGTGTCGGTTGGACGCCGCCTCCGGGCGGGGTCGGACCTGGTAGATTGCTGCTCGTCGGAGTGGGACCAACGTTGATGCTCTCATCCAGCAGCGCCCAAGGCTGCTTCAGATACAACTCCGTCTCGGTGCCTCCGTCGGGGGTCTGCGTGAACGTCACGTTCTGGATCGTCATCATCATGTTCAGTGGGCACATCGGAGAGTAGACGAACACGTTGTCGCCCGGCCACCACACGGTCGTCTCGTCCCTGAACCATCCCTGCACCGTGACCGTCGCCTCGATCTTGGTGCCCTCATGCCAGACCGACTCATTCTTGGCGCGGTCGATCACCTCTTGGATCTGCTTCACCGGCTGCTCGGACGGTGTAATCAGCAGGCTTCCAGGCCAGCCAGTGCCCGCCCAGCTGCCCCGCAGCTCACTGGCCGCAGTGCCGGCGTTGTCGTCGCTGGCCGGGCTCTGGGCGGTCACCACGTACTCATTGAAGGTCTGGGTGTCCTCGAACACGCACTGGATCTTCTTGATGTTCTGGCCCTCGATGAGCTGGGTGTTCACCACAGGGTTGCTGTGGTCTCCGATCGCCAAGAAGTTGCCGAACGAGTCGCTGCCCAGGATGATCCCTCGGGGTCTCGCGATCCGCTCCAGGAAGTCCCACACCGACTCACCCGGCTGGTTCTGAAGTTTGTCGAACGGGATGCTGTTCAGCGTCCCAATCGGAATGATCCTGCTGCCGTAGGTCGAGAGCACCTTGTCGGCGACCTGCTTGAACGTCATGCCGTCGAAGCTGCCGGTCGTGGTGTTGACACTGCTGTGGGCGACCTTGGCCGTCAGGCTCCTGCCCTGGAGCTCGATCCCGTGCTGGGTCGCGTCGGCGGCCACCTGTCTGATCTCAATGACACCGTCGATGACGTCGACCCCGCCGAGGTTGATCTGACACCTGGTGCCCGGCATGAACTGCAGCTTGTAGAACATGTCGGCTGGTGTGTCACGCTCCACGCTGGTGAAGCGAAAGTAGGCGGCCTGGTCGCCCCACCGAAGTTGGACGTACACCGTCTCCCAGTCCCTGAAGTTGATCCCACCGACGATCAGGGTGGCCTGGTCCTTGGTCACCTGGGCGTTGGCATCCCGCACCGGCTCAACGTACTGATCCAGAGGTAGTGGTGGGCTCTCTTTAGTTACGATGATGTGGGTCGTCGGAGGAGCTTCATCGGCCATCGTTCTACACCGACAACGCCTGACCGACCACTGGACAGAAGGCAGGGTGGACTATCTTGTTCTCTGTCCTGATCTCATCGTAGCGACTGGCATCACCGTACAGCCGCTGCGAGATGATCAGGCTCGGGAGAGAATTGGCGAACTGGTAGGACAGCATGCTCGGAAGGGGTCTGGCCGTGGCCACCAGATAGTTGACGATCGCCGCCCGCAGTTCGACCAGCGCGATGTAGTCTGCTCCAGCCATGGTGTCCGCGACGACCTCCTCCGCCGTGTTGAACGGGACTTGGATCGCCTTGATCAACGCGTCGACGTCTTGGCGGCTGGAGAACGTCATCCTGGAGATGATCTTGCCCTCTTGGGCCAGCGTGAACAGAATGCTGCGATCCCTGACCATGGTGGCTCCGAGCGACGCCGGTGTCTCGACGTCCAGCAGCACGCGGACCTCCTCCATCTGTGGCAGCGTGCAGCCGGACTGGCGCACCAGATCAAAACAGTAGTCCAACGGCATGCCGAGCTGGTCGGAGCACAGCAGGCTCATCGCATTAGCCGACACAAACCCAATGACCATCTTGGCCTGGACGGCAACGCCACCGGTTCCCACGATGATCCTCAATAGATTGGACAGCGTTCTCTGGACAATCCCGTTGGCCTCTAGTGCGTCTGGTTTCTCCATTATCTATGCACCATCATCAGGCGTTGCTGCTGTGGAAAGCGATCATTGAACGTGTCACCGGCGATGGATGGCGGCGCCGTCGCGTCTCCGGCCAATCCCCGTGCTGTCTGGTCTCGAAGCGTGTCTGCGGCCGTATTCAACACCGCGGCGGTGTTCACCGACATGGTCAGCACCTGGGGGTCGAGCCCAAACTCGGCAAACTCAATGTCGAATGTGCAATAGCCTCCCTTGGCATCCTCCTCGGTCAATCTGTATCGAGTTACGACGACGTTCTCTGGAGGCAGCGTCTGGAGCACCAGCTTGCCTGGACCACCCTCCTCCAACACGCTGAGCAGATTGTCACGAGCTACCCGATAATCGATGTTGTAGAGCCCACCCGCAGCACCATCCATGGTGTAGGGATAGGTGATGCAGTATGCCCTGATGGTGAACACCTTGGCCCGCCTGCCCATGTCCTCCGAGTACGGAATGTCCTTCTTCGGAAACTCGTGGGTGATGATCCTGCGGCCGTTGTTCTTGCTGTTCGCCTCGGTGAAGAAGTACGCATTCTTATACGATGAGGGAACGCCAGCCATGGCGTCTCGAAACGGGAGGTGGATGTCCATGATGGTCGACATCAGCGCTCACCCGAGAAGCGTTCTTCGAACGTGGCAGCCGGCCCAACCTCCGCCGGAGCCATCTGAGTTTGCCGATTGATCTCCGTCTTCTTGAACAGGCCTCCGCCCTCCATCTTGACGTTAGTACCTGGAGGAGCATTGATGTCGGCAGTCAGCTTGCCGGTGCCCTCGACCTTGACGCCCTGCCTGGCGTTGGAGTCAACCACAGCCCGGTCGTCGTCGGCACGGCGGAAGGAGAAGCCTTGGTCGGTTGGAAAAGTCTTGGAGGTGTAGCCCATCTGCGTGGCGGCTGCCGAGGTGATGTCGATCCCACGACCCGTTCGTGCAGCCGGGCCTATGTCCGTCTGGGGCAGCATGAACTTTCGACCGTCTGGAGTAGTCACCTCGAACATCTTGCCCAACCCTGCGCGCGAGGGTAGCGCGATCCCCGGGACCTGGTTAGATGCTCCACTGGCCGTTGGACGCCCCACCGGCTCCGACGGGTCCTTCCAGCCCGGGCCACTGCCGAACCACGATCCCTTGACGGTCGGAGGACCACCCTGACCAGCATCTTGGGTTGGCCTGATCCTGATGCCAGTGTTGGCCTGGTCTGGCGCCGGGGCCTGAGCCTGGCCAGGTGGCTTGCCGGTGACGGCCGCGTTGGCCTGGTCCGGCGTCAGGCCCTGGTCGATCAAGGCCTTCTTGGCCGCATCCTGGCTCCTGATCCCGAAGTGGCCAGCATCCGGGTTGCGCCAGTCGGCACCAGAGACCATCCCCCACTTTGACGCGAGGGCACGCTCAGTCTCCGCCGGTAGCGAGACGCCTCCACTGCGGATATTGCGACCTATTTGGTTGATGTCAATGGCCGCCCCAATGGGATGGCCGCTGGCGTTACTCGGGCGCTCTCCCAGTGTGCCGCTGGAGGGACCGATCACACCACCAGCCTTCTCATAGTCATTGATGAAGCCCTGGAAGTTCTGCGCGTAGCGGGCGTCGACTTGAAACTTCTTGCCGCTCGCTGTGGTCACGGTAGCCATGCCTCCGCGGGCGATCGGTGTGCCCGCCGGAGCGGTGATCCCTCCACTGCCGCCAGCACTCCCAATCGGAGGCGCACCTCCACTGGGTGCTTCACCCGCACCGGCTCCAGTGCCAGGACCTACAGCTGAGCCATTGGGCAGCAACGTGGTGCCCTGACCTCCCCTGAGCAACCCTCCGCCCAGCTGGCGCTGCTGCTCGGTGAACCCACCACCACCCTGGCGGCCAGAGAACCGATCCCAAAAACTGGGCGGAGCGTTCCCGCCACCTGAAGGTAGCTCCTCCGGCTTCAAAAACTTCTCAACGGCTTCCAACGCCTTATTGAGCAACTCGATCTCATGCGTGGTATTCCTTATGACCTCCGCCAGTCCAGGTCCTAGCGCGAGGACCAGCGTTTCACCAAGTCCCTTGGAGGTCACCATCAGTTCCTTGATCGCCTTGTTGGCCTTCTCCGACCGCTCAAACAGTTCTCCAAAGCGCTTCTTCTCTTCCTCACCCATCTCCCTCATGTGTGGACCGAGCAATCTGGTGCTCTCATCCAGTTTCAGAATTGACTCCAGCCAAGTATTGGCCGCCTTGGCTGCGTCCGCCTGTGCGACGTTCTCCTCCACACCTCGGCGCTTATTCGCCTCATAGCGATACTGCCTGACATTCTCAGCCTGCTGCTGCGCCCAGTTGAACTTCTGCTCCCAAGTCGTCAGCTTCTCAATCTGGGCGAGGCTGGCGATCATGTCCGCCTTGTGAGTGCCAGCCATATTGATAGCTTGCTGGTAGCGCTCACTGCCTACTCGCGACAGCTCAGCCAAGGCATCTGCAAAGCCGGCCACACTGCTCTGGGCCTTATCCGCATCCACCCCAGCTCGCTCGAGCTGGTCGACCATGTTCTTGAAAGTCGCAGGCTGTACGCCGATCAGCTTGGCCTTCTCAGCCAGCTCGGCCAGCTTGATGGCGGTGCTGGTAAGGACCGCACCCAGGCCACCCACGACTGCTCCGAACGCACCCATCCTGCCAATCATACCGAGCATCGCACGCTCGCCGCCGGTGGCCAGCTCGGTGAGCTTCTTAATCCCCTCACCGATCTCTTGCTGCGAGCGCTTGAACTTATCCAAGCTCGCAGCAGCTTGGCCACTCGTGAGCTGGGTGATGTTGCCCTTGAGCTGCGCCAACGCAGTAGACGCCTGGTCGTCAAGGACGACCTTAAGTCGAAGCTCTTGTTCCTCTACGGCCATCTATTCTCCTGACTCCACGGCGCGACTTCTCTCCAGTTGGGCCGTCCTGCTGAGATGGAGCTGGACCTCGCTGATCGACATCTCAAGAAAGATGCGCGGATCGAGGTGGTAGTAGCTGGCTAGTCGATAGCAATCGATGACCATGCCATCGTCGATGACGGTGGTCACCACGCCCGCAGATCGGGTAAAAAAAATTTACGCAGACGATAGGCACAACTGTTCCAGTCACGCGGGTCCATAGCCTCGAGCAAGGGCGGCAGGATGCCGCAGAGCGCACCCATGATGTAAGTCATCTTGCGCTCCTCGATGATGATCTCGCCGTCCCACAACATCCGCGTCGGGTTGCCTATCCTGTTGATCTCGCTTGCACGAGGCTCACGAAACGACAGGCTGTTGATTGTCTCACCGCGATCATTCTTGATCGAGCGATACAGGAGTTGGACCGTGATCGGCCAAATCTCCGCACCCTCGGTGATCTCCTTCCTGAGCTGATCGGTCTCACTGATCGGTGGCTCAATCTTGGGAGCCTCAGTCTTGAGCTGCGACGGCAGTGGTGGCTGTGGCGGCGCAGACAGTGGGGGCTCCAGCGGAGGCGGCTCAGGAGAGATGAAACCCTCCCTGATTTTCGCGCCGCCGTTTCCCTTCTCCAGTTCTACCATGGTTCACCTCACGCGATCGAAATTTCCTGACAGGCGAGACCCTCCCAGCGAACTCTGACCTGACCGTCTCTGGTGTTGTTCTCGAAGCCGGCCTTGCAGGTACCACCCGTCAATGTGTATTGCATCCCATTAGCCAGTTGGGCGACGACAGTCACATCCGTCTCCAACTCAAGGTCCTCAAGCAGCAGCCCAGGTATCGTAGACAGATCACCCTCGATGTATGGTACTCGGGGCAGCTCTTGGTAGCCGTGGACGCCGTCCTGACCGGCGATCATGGTGCGCTCTACCGAGCTTGGACTCACAGTAAAGTTTCCGCGAAGGGCCAGCTGAGTGCCATCCACGGTCAGGAAGGCGATGCCAGCGAAGCGTTGTGCCATTGGTCAGTTCTCCTCTGTTTAGATTTTTAGGTCTATGGTGCGCCAGATGAGGCTTGGAATGGAGCCGGTGCCGCACCGATGATCGCCACGTCGATCCCACGATCATACTGCAACCGGAACTGGGCCAGCACGGCGAAGATGCGGAGCTGGTTGATCAGGTCGGGTGGGTAGAGCACGTTTACCCGGTTCGGATTATTTGGGTCACGCTCTACCAGCAGATTGGCCTTAAACGCCCGGAGGTTCTCAACCAATCCATTCCACATGTCTATCTGGTACTCATTGACCAGCTCGGCCTTGATGATGCCAGGTGTCACGATGGCTTGCCCAGGACCGAACTTAGTACCGTCGTCCGCCAGCTTGTGCCTCGGGAACTTAGTCGTGATGGCGTGCTTCTGGTTGCGTAGCAGCTTGGCGAGGGTCGCCAGGGTGGTTACCAACTCGTAGGCGTCATCCGCCGCACCGTAGAGGTTGAGCTGGTAGGTGGTCTGCTCCCGTAGGATCATTGGCTGTGCGTCGGTGCCGATCTCCTGAATGGCCAGGCCGTTGGATGCCAGCGCGTTCAACTCTGGGAAGTTGAACCGATCGATCAGCAGGCAGCCCTTGATATCATTCAGGGACAGCGACTGCAATGGTCGTGCAGGATCATTGATCAAAGCCCGCTGCGCCTTGGCACAATAGGCCGCCGCGCACTCAAACATCGGTGACGCCGTCGATGGTTCAAACGCCATTATCGACATCACCCCACTGTTGTTTGAGTCACCGAACGTGAGCAGTGTGGAGTAGGTGCCTCGCTTGGCATTGAAAATGTGGCCAAACTGCTGGCGCTCCCATCCCCAGCGACCAGTGTCAGAGAAGCCGTACTCCTGCTCCCATGCCAGCAGAGAATTGCTATCAGTGTATGGCATCGCCACATATTCAAAGTTCTGCTGTTGGATGTTGCTGATCGCGGTCGTGAATATCGGTGTACCAACGCCGCCGGTCAATAAGCCAGTAGCCGGGAGCGTGATACCGAGGCCGATCGGCGTCATCTCCGAACCGATCGTGCCATAGTAGTTAAGCTGAACCGATATCTCATTGCCATTGACACCCTTGAACTTTGAGGTCAGCGTCACAACACCGGCCGCTGCAACTGCCGTCACTGGCAGCGCCTCATTGCCGATCGTCGCGCTATAGGTATTGATCGCACTCGCAATCGCGGAGGCAATCGTTGTGGGCGTATCCGTAGTCATGATGTTAATCTGGACGGGACTGCCCCCGATGTACAGACTGATCGTTCCGGCCGCCGTTGGTGCAGCAGTGATGGTGATCGTTCCAGTGGCGGCGGTACCAGCTACCGGCTCAGCCACTCCCAATCCCCAGACCTCGTTGGCAAAGTTATTGGCAAAGAACGCCTGAAACATTCTGGATAGTTCTGAGCCAGCACCGTACGCAGCGTCGGCCTGAGCCTGGCTGCCGATCGGGATTGGAACATCAGGCGCAGCGGTTCCAGCCGCAATCTTGACACCCACCAGCAGGCCGATCAGATTGATGCTGGAGAGGCCAGCCATGGATGGATCGACCTCGACCCAATACAGCGGGACCTTGATGTTTTGGGGGATGTTTGAAAAACTGATCGGCATGGGTCACTTCTCCTCTGAAGCATCGGTTGAGCTGGGCTCCTCATCTTCCTCTGGAGCCTCGCTGGGCTTTTCATCTTCCTTTGGAGCGTCGCTGGGCTTCTCCTCATCCTGCTGCTTTTGCTCGGACAACTTGATTGAGCCCTCTTTCAATCTCCTGAAGGTGAACGTGTCATTCGGCCACTCGATGTCACCCTCGGCGCGGAAGCCTCCAGCAGTAGGATGCTTGAGCAATCTCCGCATGTCATCATCAGCTGGCTCGACGCGGATGCCTGGAACTGATGACGACTTCATCATACCAGGCCGTCCCTTCGTAACTATTCTTGGATTGATTTTGACCATGGCCTTAACTCCTCCTCGCGGCTTGTAACGTGCTTAGCATGTACTTGATCGAGACCTGTTGCCGTTGGTTTCTTTGGGTCTGGGTGTCGCCCGCCTTGATGCCGGTAGTCACATCGATCTCATCGAGCGTGTCAGTGATGTCCGGATACCACTCACTTCGAGAGAAGCAGTTGACCTCATACTGAAGCTCTCCTATCGGTGTCTCATTGTTGAGCCCAGCGTTGCCGAACACGTGGCGTCTAGTTCCCCTGATTATGCTCTCGATACCGACTCCCTCGGGATTGTTATTGTGCAGAACGTTCATCAGCTTTATGTCGGTCCACAGCGCGCCCATCAATCTGAGATACGCAGCGTCGATCCCATGCTCCAACGCGTCCGGATCACTATTAGCTTGGATCACCGAAAAGCCGATGCGCGATGTGTGGTTGAACCTGACGCACCCAGTGTTGGCGTCGCCATCCGGCACCATCATCTCATCTATGACATAGACCCCAAGAAACGGCAGCAGGTCGGCCTGCACCGGCATCATCTTTGTCTTGCGGAACGTATAGCCGGCGAAGTATGGATTGGAGGTCACCACGTCGAACATCGCGTCGCGAATATCGACGGCGAAGCTCTGGCTCTCGACGAGGCCGAGCACCTCTACGCCTGGAGCCATTGCGCTCAGAGCGAGCAGACCCCTGGCTGGACTGATCACCATCACACGAGCGCCTTCAGCTCTAGGGTGACTTCCCCTCCTCCGTTGTGAAACACGTTGGTTATCTCAAAGCTACCCACGGCCGGCAAACCAGAGACTGACTCAGCCGGAATGTCTATGGTGTCTCCCTGCACCGGCAGGACAGAAAACTCACTGGTCCTGATGTCCAAGATGGTCTGCTGGTCGGAGAAGATGCTCCCATCCTCAAGCATCACGTTCAAGGTTCGGCTGTCGTAGATGCCCCTGTTGATCCCAGAGTAGGAGTTGCCCAGCCTGGACGCAAAGGTCACTGGGCGACCAAACACATCTTGAGTCGGCATGTAGACTAGCGTTGAGAAGTTTACCGCCATGACAGCTCCTTCACCATCAATTCATCCATTCTTGTGACTAACTTCTCGTAGAGCTCAAATCTCAGGATCGGCCTGTTCGTGCCAATCCTCCTGACTGCGCCGAGCCGAGGTCTATTGGCCACCCTGCGAGCTCTCAAGATGGCATTGATCTTCTTTTGGTCTCGCTCGACCACCCTGGCCACCCTCGAACTAGGCCAGATGTCGGTCTCCACCGTGTGCTCATCCGGCATCTTAGTGTTCGGGAAGCGTCGTCGCATGTCATCCGTCTGCCAGGCAGTCAGCTCCACAGTCATGTGCTGCTTGGGAAACTCCTCGATCTTCTTGATCATTGCCTCCTGGCGCTCAACCAAACCACTGACGTCTAGCGAGATATCCAGCATCAGACCTCGAGCCTCACGTAGTGCATGAGCAGGTTGTTGGTCACTCCTCCGATGATCCCCTGGATAGTCAGACCCTTGCCCTGTTGGGTGGCATCGTAATACATCACGCGGCTGTCCTTGTGGGATATGCTTCGTATCCCGATCACAGCCAACCTGTTCATCAAGGCCTGGCCCTCCCGCACCATCAAGGCGGCCGCCTGCTTCAGCGCCGGTGGTGTCTCGTCCGGCAACACATAACCACCAGAGTAGGTCACCTTGATCGGCTCACTGTTCGTGGCCAGGAGCTCAATCTTTCCAGACTTCTCCTCCACCTCATAGGTTGAGGGATCGAGCACGGCACCCGACGGACTCTCCAGGGTCAACGCGGCCTCAAGATCGATGGGATAGTGGCTCACAAACAACCTGGTCATGGAGTTCGTATTATCGTAGTTTACACACTGCCAGATCTCGCTGACCTCCTCGTATGCGAACACCCTGTTGCAGACGGTAGCAATCACGTCAGAGTACTGGGTTATGTAGGACTGGAGCACCTCGTCCTGACTGGTATCGGTAGGCAAAATGTTGATTAGGAGCTTCAAGTCCTCCAGCGAGATCAAGTCATAGTTGTCCGCCGGAGTAATGATCTTGACGACCCGGTCAGCCACGGTTAATCTCCTCGTTGTATTGTTCGAAGAGTGATCTGATGCAAACCGGCTCGACCTCTGTTCCATTGGACAAGACCGGAGTAATCGTGTAGGTCTGCCTGTTCAACTTCCACGTCTTGATCGTCGGAGCATCTCTGCCTGGAGCACCCGATACTCCGCTCGGGCCGCGCTCTCCTGGCTCTCCCCTCGGACCAGGCTTGCCTGGCTTTCCAGCGCTGGCGATCAACTGCCAACCGTCTCCCGGACATGGCCCTGGGTCATCACACTTGGCGATGAAGCTCGAGCCATTGAGTGCCGCGATGTTCAAGAAGCTGTAGACGGCGTCATCTCTCCACGTACCCTTGATTACCGGCACCGCCGCATTGATGCCAGCTGCGGCAACGCAGACCCAGTCGTCGTGCGGAGGGGCGTGGACAGTGTCACACTGGGCCTGATACGTGCTGCCTTTGTGCGTAACC